CTATAAACAAAGATGACTCTGGTAAAATATATAAAATTATTTGCACTAAGCCCAACGTATCAACTATAAGAGGAATATCAATCGGTTCTTCAGAAAATTTAATTGTTTCTAAATATGGAACTCCGGGAACCATTATTAAAAACACTAAAGCAGAATATAATGGCATTGTATCCTATTGGTATGCCTATCATAATAAATATAATCCGATTTGGGCATTATTTTTTGGAATAAATTCAAAAGGTCAAACTTCTGCTATAGGTTTTACCGGTAGTGCAAAAGGAATATAGTCAATAAGTTAATTGTGAGAAATAATAAGAGAAGGGATATTATGAAAAAAATAATTTTATTATTTTTAATTCTTGTATTTTCTTTAATCACAAATTTATGTGTTGCCAATAACTTAGATCCAGCTCGCTGGAGCTGGGTAAGTTCAGATAACCAATTTGGTTATTTTATAGATAGAGGAACAATTACATTTGACGATACAAAAGCAACCGCCTGGGTCGCAAGAGTAGAACCATCTGAAAACAAACAGATTTTAATACAAACTACTTTTTTTAAAAAAGATTTTTCCTTAGTAAATTTGTACATTATTGCCTATAAAAACGGTCAAATAGAAGATTCTTATAAACCACTTTATAAAATAGAACCTATTATTCCAGGATCTATAGGGGAAGAAGTATTTTTTCATCTATTAAAATTAGTTGATGATGGCAACGGGAAATATATAGGCATATAAACCCAACCAGATATTAAAGGAGAAAAATTAATGTTTAAAAGGATTCTAGTAATTTCTATAATTTTTATTTTATGGTGTTCAAGTATAGCGTTTGCATATGTTTTTGGTGGATCTAATTTAAGTTTATCAATGTATCCAGAATTCAATTCATATTTACCTTACAATCCGAGCAAATATGAAGTTGAACTTTATGTCGAAGAAGCAAAGAAATATGTAGAAAACTGTAACAATGATATCCAGCGTATTCAAGAAGCAAAAGCTGCGGCTATCCGTGAAGCAAATGACGCAATTTATAGATACAACAATGGATTCTGAGAAAATATAAACCCCCTCAAATTTGAGGGGGTATTTTTCTTTTACCGTTCTTTTTTCGGCCGGCGCCTAAAGATGTCGCCAACTTCCGGTTCCATACCATTGAACAAGATATCATATCCGTTAAAGAATAATTTATTTAACTGTGCAGGCACGCCTAATGCTGTTCCGACAAAAGTCGCAGTAGGTTCAATCAATTCATCATAATCTGCTTTTTTCTGCCAAACCTTTTGCACCTTACCGGCCGCACGTTCCATTTGCTCTATCGTGCCTTGCACTGCAGTCATTCTATAGCCGTAGGTCTGCATACCTAAAGCTCTGCTCCAGATAGCATTACCAACCTGCCCAACTGGTCCGGCTAAGCTCATAGGGTAAGTAAGTAATTCTTTTGATATTTTTTTATATTCGTCCTTATCTTCTTCAAATGGATCTTCGGCTGACAGCATCAAGTTTATAAAAGCAAACATTATAAACTTGGCCCCCACAAACGAAGTAAGACGCATTATGTCTTTTTCTTTCAAGAAGATATTATACTCTCTTGCCCATTGGTTATACTGTGTGTTAAAGAAGCCCTGGAAAGTAGTAAACAGTTTAAGCATAGGACCACCACGTAAAAGCGGTGCAACCTCCGTAACTCTGCTGCTGCCAAGTGTACGTCTAATAACCGTATTGGCAAAATCCACAGCTTCAGCTTCGCCTGCACCAGCCCTGATTTTCTTGCCATACGCCTGCATCCATACCGGAATAGCCGAAAGATTATCAGTAGCGACCAGTAACCTTGTGCCAAATTCAACAGCTTTCTTTTCTACAGGGTTCAGTCTTTCCATTTCTTTCATATCCCGCAGGGAAATATCAGGAAGCACAGACCTTTCTTTCATCCAAGGGGATTTACTATAAACAAATTCCTTAGCCGATTTATAACCTTCTGCAAGCTGCATATTCATACTGTAATTACTAACAGCAGCAACGACATCACTATATCCAAAACCATCTACAGCATTCCCATAAAGCAAAGGGTTACCCAAGTTCTGAACGGCAGTTTTAAGATTAAGCATAATAGCAGCATTTACAGTACGGGCTCTAAGCCAGTTAGCAACACTGCCCATCCAACTTTCACCAACAGAACCGCTGTTAGTACCTTGAGGATTTGCCGCACGTTCAAGATATTCTTTAAAGGCAGCGAAATCGGCCAGGCCTAACTTTTCTTTTATCAGTGTATACATTTCCTGATCGTTCATAATTTTGCGGAAATCGCCCATAACTTCACGGAAACACAGATCATGTATTGCATCCATAGCAACATTAAACTCTGCTCCACGCTTTAGATTAACAGGATATTTAGCCTTAACACGCTCTTTCAAATGTCCTCTTCTGGTACTCATCGTTCTAATATTGCGTCCTTGTCTGGGGTCAGTATCAGAAATAACTTCTTGACCAGCATGTTTAGAGCCAGTATCACCGTCACGCATAAGTGGGAAATAACCGCCACGCATAACAACAGTCTTGCCGTCTGCTAGCGTCAACTCTACAGGAGACGCTTCAACTTTTTTAGGACTAAATCCTGTCCAACGAGTTTCAAGTGCTTCCATTTCAGACCAGTACAGCTCTGCAATGTCTATCTTAGCCTGTGCATATTTTATATCCGCTTCAGTAAGATTGTGCCCTAAGAAGTCAAGCAAATTGATTTTAGTCTGCATGATATCGCCATCTACCCACAAGGCAGAATTTTCAAAACCTACTGGCCTAGTGCTGCACAATACTCTGGCACTGCTCTCGTTACCTAAATTCATAAGCATTTTTACTAAAACATGCTTATCTACGGAAGTACCTAACTCGTCATATTTCTCCTGATAATCGGCCGCCTTTTCTGCAGCTTTATCCGGCAGCCACTCCCTGTAAGCCTGCGCTGTTTTTTCTTCATATTCTAAAATTTTTCTTGTTTCATTATCGGCTGCTTCACGAATAGCGGCGCCAAAATGTTTGCTGAAAAATCCATACTGCCAATCGTCCATCATTTCAAAAAGATTGTCCGTACTACGTAAAGACGCTTTTAGCTTCTCCATTACTGTAGGCTGCTGTGTTACGCCAACCTGCGGATTCCAGATAGTTTTCAGTTTATTAAGTGTTTCCTGTGCTTCAACTTTAAATTCAGCATAGGTAACGCCTTTCTGTAAGGCATTGATATTCATTTCCTGCTTAGCAATAGCTTTGATATTTTTAAGTGCATTTACTACATCTTCAAGTTGGCTTGCAGTCATGCGTTCCCGGGGGTTTGTAATGCTAACATCCTCATCCATTATCCAATCGGCAACTGCAACATTATCATAAAGATCGTCCATATCATTCAGATATTCTGATAAAGTTTCTGTTTTCTCAAAACCAGAATAATCTTTACGTTTATAGCCAAATCTTTCCATAATTGCTGCGGCTTGGATGAAGTTTCTTTCATTACCCCAAGTTTCCTTTTTAGCTTTTGCCTGCTTTCTGAAATAGTTCTGCCACTTAACATACTGATTGCGCAATCTTACACTTTCAACAACACAAGCGTGATTAAATGCCTGGACATTTTTATATCGGACCGCAGTAGAATAATCATCATTTTCCAAGGCTACAGCAGCTTTTGCTGCAGCATTTCTTTCTGCAGTAATATACTTTTGAGTATTTAAAGCCTCCTTTAATTTTACTCTATTCTGCAGGTCCATCTGCGCTTGGATTTTAGCTGTTTGTCTACGTGCAACAGCAAGCTTTCTAAGTGTTTCAGCATCACGCTGTCCTTTTAATAAGCCCTGCGCTTTATCCTCAATAAGCTGAGCTTCAGTGTTTATCAAAAGACCGCTCTCGTCATTATACATAGCGTCACGCGCAGCCTCCTCAGCAAGCCCACGCTCTTTATAAATATCAGGGAAAGCATCCTGTACCATTTCATCAATATGCCTATTAACAGCACCAGTAAAAGACGGTTCAGACATAATAGTTTTTGCCAGCTCGTCACCAGAAGTAAAACCATTAGCTTCAGCAATCATATCAAAAGTTGCCATTTTACTTTCATCAAAATTGCCTTCTAAATATCTATTAGCTACGCCTTTAGCTGTTTTCAAATCAGATGCAATATCAAGTATCTGCTCCGAAGCCATATATAACGGCTGTTTTGCAATCGCTTCTTTGACCTGCGGCTCTACATCTTCACGATATTTTTGAATTCGGTCTTTACGCTCCTGATTGAAATTAACAAGACTTTCTTTTGTTAACATCTGCACTGCCTTATCGTGAGCTTTAGCAGCAAAATTGCGTAACATTTGCTTACGTGGTTCAGAAAGTGCATCTAATACAACATCTGGCAACGCAGAAAAATAACCGTCAATACGTTCCATCTCTGCAATTTGATCTTCACTTGCCAACATACGGTCGAACACTTGTCTTACCTCATCGTTGATAGGCACAGCATTTTTGTTACGCCTATCTGAAAAGACTGCATCATAAATAGCCAGCAACCATTTTTTAAACCTATTAAAGACAGGTTGCAATTCTTTTGACGGAGCCTTCCCTTCCATCATATAAGTCTCGGCAGCTTCTGCCCAACGTTCATGCGCAGCTGTTTTTTCTTCCTGTGACAAGCTATCCCAGTCTTTATTGACACCAGCATAATCAAGCATAGTCTGACGATCTTTTTTCATCTGTTCTGTAGCATTAGGAAGTGCTCCCTCACGCATAAGATTTTCAATGAAGTAATGACCTACAGCTTCATGAATTACCGTGCTCATATCGGCACCTTCAAACAGGTTAATAATTGCTTTACCTTCTGCGTCCCAGGTAATAGCGCCTTTTTTATCGTTGTTGACTTTCTGATTGTAACTGTTGATTATCTTTATTGCCTGATCATCAAAAATTACATACGCTTCTCCATCTCTTTCTCCAACATATCTAATGCCTTTGATCCCTAATTTATTTAAATGTTCAGAGGCCGCTCTGGCAGGATTTTCTGCTCCCAGCCTCTGCATTTCAAATTTTATTTCCCTGTAAAAGCTTTTACCGTCATTTGCACTACCGCCAATTCTTTCTAATTCAGCTTCAATAATCGCACGTACTTTAGGTGGTTGCTTTTCGATAGTTTTATTTTCATGTAGCAATACAGCATCTTCAGGGATATCAGCCTCAACTAAAGAGCCTTCGTCGGTACTTCCCTTCAATCTATCCCTGTACCGCTTAGCGGTATTTTTGCTGAAAGCAAAATACAAGCCCCATCCATGGGCTTGTATGCCTGTTCCTGTCCCAATAGCACCCAAATCAAACTTTTCAAATTTATGCGGGCTTCCGTGAAAAGCGGTCTGGTAGTATCCCTGCATTTCTTCACGTCTCTTGCGTAGCGCATTTTCATCTGGTATACTATTATTAAGAAGACTGTTAAGGTCGGTTATTCTGCTAGCGGAATCGCTGCTAGGAGAAGGTAGCCACTTGGCAGTCTTTTCTTTATTTACATATGATACTCTACCTTTTTTTAGATTGTGTTCTATAAACCAGTTATAATCTGTACCACTTTCTCCACCTTTACCATAAGCACTCGCAATCGCATTAACTTTATACCAACTACGTTCTACGTCAAGTTCTAAAGGAACAATAATAGTAGACCCCTGCTTATCCTTTAAATCAAGCACTACAATCTTACGACCGGCATAAGAATCCAATATCATCATTGGATCGGCCATTGCACGAGGAATTTGTTTCAACAGTTCTGGTGTCATCCCGTCAGAATGTCCATCAAATATATGTTTTATTTTGCTGCCATCAATAGTTACAGGCAAAATTTTACCGCCTGCAAGTCCCAATGCAAGCGGTGTCGTCATAACATTATAGGTTTTGGTATCGTTTATTTTTCCTGCAGTATACTCATCTACAATGCCGGCAAAATTATTTTCATCCTCAAGCAATTTTTCGTTAGCACTTTTAGTTTGCATATACCGACCGCCAGGAGTGCTGACTACACGCTTGAAGCTTACAGGGTGATCTCTGAAATATTGCATAGGATCATCAGGATTAGCGATCATTGCACGACTTGTTAAAATAGCCAGGACATCACCAGTTTCTTTTTGATTTAGTCCCGCTTCAGTCAATTCATTTCTAAAAGTATCAACTGTAGTTCTAAATTCTTCGTCGTTCTCCAACGCTTTTTTATAAGCGCTTTGGAGAGCTTTTTTATTTCTTGCACGTTCTTCTGTATATCCGCCCTGCTCAAATGCTACGCTATTACTTACAGCCTGAAAAAAGCCAGGATTTTGAGCCTCTGCTGCGCAATACGTACCCATTGGCATTTCAATATCCTCACCGCGAACGGCAGCTGCCTGCAATTCAGAAGCCTCTATCCCGAAAGTATCTTTTACATCCAGATTAGGATTTTCCTGCACGTATGTAAAAAGGGTTTCAGCATCTATATAAGCCTTTTCTTCTGTGGTTTGATTCAACACTAATTTACTGGCAGTAATATCTACATCCTTACTGTTTTTCATTGCTTCTGCAGTACGCACTGCCTGTTCCTGAATCGCACGGTTAGCATTACGATCTACAGCAACACTAACAGAGCCACCAAGCCCACCGAATACTGCTCCTATAGCACCAGAATAAGCGCCTCTTTTAGTAATCTCACCAAACTCCTGATAAAATTTAAGTATTTGTTCCTGAGTAGAAAGATTCTCATTTTTAGCCCATATTTCAGCAGCCGCATCCGGGTATTCTTGAATCCATTCAGTAATACCTTCTGTCAATGCAGTTTTAAAAACCTCTTTAGCCTTCCCACCCATATTTGCTATTTTAGCGGCTCTTGCTCCTGCTCCCATAACTTTGCCCAAACCAACTTTTTCAAGAGCAGACTGCGCAACAGCATTTAACGATGCCGCAGCTCTGGCTCTGTCATTAGATACACCAGCTTCAGTAAGGTCTAAATATTGACCGCCTGCAATCTGGCTACCCATAAAAGCCGCCGCACTCCAACCGCCAGTGCTAATTGCTACGCCGACCTGTGCCGCTAATTGTGGTGCATTCTGCAGTAAATCGTAATAAAACTGCCCTGCTGCAGTCTCTGCCTTTACTTCTTCTGGCTGAAATATCTCACTGCCACCAATGCGTTTAGCTTCTGTGCCAATAGTTTTTAATTTTTCACCGCCAACAGCATACAAAAGCCGCCCTATCGTATCTGCACTAAACACTTTAGATTCCGTGGTCAGCTCAACATCTTTTTTGTCTGTTCCTAAATCAGCCAAGAGCGCAACTGCACCATAACCACTACGAGCAACATTCTTAAAGCCATTTTTCAGTGCTGTAATGCTTTTCCAGTTATTCTCTTGTTCGCCCCAAAATTCTGCAGCTTTAGTGCCGGCAATGCTCATAAGCACCGGGTCTTTTAACGCCTCTGCTGTTCTTGGTGCTATCTTCTCATATTTATTCCAGTCATAATCAAAGTTTTTAGGTAAATAATAATCGGGATTACGAGCGGCCATTTGAAGCGATATATTATTTGCATTAGCCCCTTGTAACGCTTTAGTCTTTAAGTCGTCTGGTATAAACTTTCCTGCTGCTGCTACATCATACAATATAGACCTTGCCATATTATCACTCCTCGTTAATTTCTCCTCTTAATGCTGCTAAGTGACGCTGTTTTATAGCTTCCAGAGTATCACTAAAACTCATTGCCGCTAAACCAGTACGCTCACTTGCTCCCCAATCGCTAAACCATGGAGTGCTTTCATTTTGCTGTACTACTGTTTCACTCTGCTGCGGAATATCCAGCAAATGTGGAGCAGCATCTACACCATCACGAACTGCCATAGCCGCAATTTGTTTATTGAGCTCTTGAATATCCATTGGACTATTATAAACAGTCGCATATTGAAGCGCCGAAATCTGGTATTTATCGTTCGGATTTATGGATTCAAAGATTGTTTTTGCCTGCCCCAAATCAATATTATTTCCGTTCTGAATCTGATATGCATCTATATAAGGATAAAGCTTAGGAGATAGACTGCTCTTTAAGGAACCCCATTCACGTTGTTTGCTATTAAAATTTTTGAAAATGGCTTTATTCTGCAAAATCCCTGGTCTATCCTTCGTACCATACAATACATCATAGCCTTCCGTGTATCTTGCATCAGGGTCAGTTACAATTTCTAATTTATTATCCAAGAAAATTTGAGCTTCTCCTCTTTCCACCGGATCAGAAAACGCTTCATTGATTATAGTAGCTAACTGTTTATCGATATCCTTATTTCTCGGATCTTGATTTCTAGCAAAAGCAAGCAATCTGCTTCTATCAGCTTCGCCTAAGACTGTTGCGTTTTGATTGATTAAAGATACGGCTTCTGCTGGCGTTACAGTACTATTTGTAATAGCATCTTTGATTTCTTTATAAATGCTGCTATTAGATACAGCGGCAGCAGCTTTGCCTTGTATTCCAATCAAATCATCACCGAACTTTAAAAGGTTCATTTCAATATCTGCATCGCCTCCAGAAACACTGTATACAAGACTTTGAAATTCCTTTGGATCAATAACGCCAGTCTTAAATTTGTTCCACATTTCTTGTTGTACGCTATCAATAATTCTTTTCTTATGGTTATTTTTTATTGCATTGTTATTATGAGCTTGAGTAACATAGGCATTCCATGCTTTTTCTTTATCTTCTATGGATACATTTCTTCCTCTAGGTCTTGCGAACCCAGAAATATTTGCATAATCAAGCGGAATTTCTGCAACTCCATGATCTCCACTTTGTATTACCATTCCAGTCTTTGCATCATATATCCCAACATGATCAACATCATTTGGGTCTTCTCCGTAATGCCAATAAACAATATCACCACTTCGTAATTGAGACTTGTCGGTAAAAATCAATCCTGCGCCTTTCATATCTTCAAATTGTGTAGGAGCCCAAGCATTTCCTTCCTTGCCTCCACCTGCAGCAATCCAATTATTACTTCTTATCGTACATGTGTTAGTACCATAATTATTCCCAATATCTTCTCTTGCACTCCGCACAGCGGCTTCACCATCATATCCAAAGTTATCACCATAAATATACTTCCTGGCAGACTCATAATCATCTCCAAAACGTTCGTATATATTTAAGCCTGTATAATATTCGTACTCTCTTTCTTTTCTGGCATGCGCAATTCTAGAATAAGAAAGTCTTGTTTCCGCAGGCATAAAGGCACCCCATTTTTCAATAATCGCGCCAGCTCTGTCAATATCATCATTCGCTAAAGCAGTTCCAACAAGTGCGGCCATTTTAGGTGATAATAATCTTTTTGCTTCACTTTTTATAAATTCAGGATCTTGCCCCGCATATCTATCCATTAAAATAGTTATACTTTTATCAAATTCTGATTTTATTAACTCATCATTATCATAATTTTGCATTGCAAAATTAAAATTTTCATCAATATTATTTGATAATGCCAAGTCTTTGTTAGCCTCAACCTGTTTATATTCATGTTGGCCAACTAACATAAATCTTTTCTGTGCATCGTTATTAGCCCAATTATTAAAAACACTAGAAGTCTTATTCAAACTGAATTTATATTTCTCCATTATCTCCTGTCTTATTTTTTGTTCTTCATTCTGAAATTTCCCCGCTATCCCCTCTGCATTAGAATATTGAGCATGCATTAAACCATCTTTCGGGTTATATAATAAATTAGAAATACGTTTATCATATTCAGCATCAGCTTCTACAACTTTAGATTGCTCAACACTTTCGATAAATTTATTATAAGCTTCATTTGCAGCCCCCAATCCTCTACCAATAGCCTCATACCCAGCGCCATTACCGCCGTAGCTGTTTAAATCGCCTGGTCTTTGTACTTGCCCCTGTATTGTATTTGGATTTACTTGCTCTGCATATTGACTGAATTTCATTCTGTTTGTACCTCCTTTGGGGTATAGAAAAAGCGCTTTAACAAATTGTTAAGCGCTTAAAGGTGTGTTATAATGTTGTCCGAGATAGTTTGATAGTCGGATTCTCTCCCTGTCAAGGGAGGTGATAGCATGACTGTATACGAAGCCTTATCTTTGATGGTAACCTTTGGTACACTCGTTGCTATCATTTTGTCTAATCGCAAGTAATTTTACTTACATAAGACAAAAGACCAACTAATGGTGTAGTCGGCCTTTTCTTCAAGTCTATACTTTTCAGGAGAGAGCTGACATGCCAATATCAAGCTATCTCTTTTCATTTATTATATAATACATTCCGTACTAATGCAAGCACAGTCTGACTCAATCCCGATACAGTCCGAATTAATACCGATACAGTCTGTAAAATAGCAAGAAAATAAGCCCTGCACAAGGGTTAGCTGGCGGGCTCGTTTTCAAGTACTATTTGTTACAAGATGAGCCGACGCTACTACCCGTCAAGCTATCTCTTTTCGTTTATTATATAATACATTTCATATCAATGCAAGTTAAAATAAACTACCATAGTATAGCCCATATTTTTTGGGATTATAATTTCCAAAGGTCAGATTACCGCTGTTACCCCAACCATAACCATTACCACCTCTGCCATAAGATTGGGCTGCTCCGCCAGTTTTCCCGCTCCCGCCAAAATTGTTATATACGCTGAAAATGTTCGCAGCCGTTCCAAGAATAGTACCCATATTCTGTTGCTTAGCCTGCTGTTTAACATTGTAAGCAGAAGCTCTTGCCGCATTAGCCTGATTTTTATAATTCACTACACCAAGATAGTTGCTCCACTGGTCGTTACGCTGATTACCTAAAAGCTGATTACTGTCTTTTCTATATGCTCTAAAGCTCGAATCACTAAGGTCAAGAGCTGTACCCATATCCCCGCTGATACCGGCAGCACCAAATGCGGCCGCCTGCTGACCTGCCGCAATACGGCGTCTATCATTGAGCTTTTGTTGTTCATAAGCATATTGCTCTGCTATCTGTTCACCACGCTTTGCCTGAATATCAGCATTTTGTTCTGCAGCCTGTGCCTGCGCATCATAATACGCCTGCTGTGCCTTAGCCTGCTGATTTGTAGACGAGATGGCAGATACACCCTGTAATGCTGTAAGCCCTATACCTAATGTCATTGGATCTATACACATTATATACTCCCCTCCTCAATTACGAACGGAAGAAACTCTTTTCCGTTCTTTTTTATTTTTATCGGTGCCAGGAACATTGCCCCAAGTCTAGCAAGCCACCGTATCGAAGCAGAATTGCCACTATAAACATAATTATAAAGCCGTCCATATTCTTGCACCCATTTCTTGATTAGAAGCCTTGCAGCGCAAATAAGTAGCTCTTTTTTGAAACAGCTTATCCTTTTTGTCCCCAACATCCAAATTTCTTTGCCCGGAACACTGGAAACAGCAGCTAACCCTACAATACAAAGAATATTATCTTTCATATCCCTGTAAATATAACAATGTTCTGCATTTTCAATACTACCGGCAATCAGCATTACTGCATCTTCATCGTATGCTTCTAATTCCTGCCTGTCGCTGTCCCGCAAATCTTTCAGCAACGCTGCAGCAATCTCTATTGCATTATCGACATCCGCTACTTCAACCTTGTATTTTTTAGCCACCAAATGTCACCTGCCTTGTTACGCTTAATAAATTAAATGGGTACGGCTCACTGCTTGTAATGCACAGCCTTCCGTCTCGATCAAACCCTCCTGTCGGCGGAGTAGCCTTTTTATCTCCACTATACAATTTCATATTTTCAGTCATACTAAATTCATCATAGGCGATAGCATCCTGATTCCCAAATTCGGTGCCAACTTCACCGCCAAGAGTATTCTCAACTCGTAAAATCGCTTCTGAGACCTGTTTAAATCTTCCCTGCATAGTTCCGTCCTGTAACTGGATTTCAATGTTTGGAAGCTCGATATTCATAGTATATGGTAATCCTGCAACTGCACGTTTAATTTGTATCGGCAATTTAACAGTGCCATCATCCTGCACCGTATAATTTCTCAATACACGTCCATCTCCCAACACAGAAATTGTATTACCGGCAAGATGCCCCAGTCCTGTTAAAGTATCTGTTGCTTCCTCCATATCGTATTTTTTAGCACAGTCCAGCATTACATAATCATTCGGATTGTCACCATCATAATTATTATCAAAGCGTTCAATATAGCGAACCGTCTCTCCATTTACCACACGTTTTACAACAGCGTAGATACTATCTTCGTCCCCTTCTGGAATATTCACGACAGCTTCAAATTCGCCGTCAGTAATGATCCTGGACCATGCGTATACTTCCTGCTCTCTTATATAAGACAGGCAAGCGATCGTGCCATCACTACGCACGAAATAAATTATACTGTCCGGCTCCTGCTTATAAGCTGAATCGGTAATAGAAAGCCCCTTTATAATTTGCCCTGCCAGTATTGTTAATTCCATGCCACCATAACTGTCTGTTTCAAAGCTGTAGCCCATATCACGAACTGTCGAACCACGTCCCTGTACAAATACAATCCTATTGCCGATTGTAAGTGGCTCGCAATTACTGCAGCCTCTCGTAGTTTGCATTTTGGGTGTGATATTTGTTGGTGTTACAACCTCGCTTCCAGAAACGATCCATTCGTTCCCTTGTGTTAAGACAAGAAGGTCAACAGATGGGATCAAATGTAAAATATCAAACTGTTTTCTACTGATAAATGATGCAGCAATAGCACTGTCGTCCGTTATCGTCCCACTAACCTTCTCCACGCCAAAATTAGGATAATCCCCGCTTTTTGACATCCAAACCATATAAGGCCTTTTGTTATTTCCACCAAAACAAAGTCTGTCTTGAAAAAAGCATACTGTTTTTGGATAGCCGAAATTGCTGTCCCATGCTCCGAAAGCATAAGTAGTTGTACTTTCGGTAGACCCAAACGGCTCATTTACCATTGCCTTAATATTATATTCATCGATATAGCTAATTATTTTTGCTGTACCATCTTTAGTATAAGGAAGAGCGGTTAGTGTTACAGTCAAATCACCGCTCGTTATAGACGCCTCTATTCTCAAATAGGTAGTGTCTGTTACTGTCCCGCTTTCAGTAGGATTAAAATTGTTTGTGCTTGAATATTTACGGTATTCTTTCCATGTAGTACCATCTTCACTTTTTTGTATTTGGAAACTTCCGGTCCAGGAACCGCCAGAAATAACTTTCCAACTTTCTCCCACTACAACAGCGCCAGTAGTTCCAGTAGCATTGTCCTTCAAATTCAATTCTACTGAAAAAGATTCTACCTCGTGCGTCAGCCTGATGTTACCATCAATCAGCCCTTCGTTGAAAATCGGTCTATTGCTTGTAATGGTTACAGTACCTGTTGTGCTGGACGGCGTAACCTTTGGATTATCCTGAAACGCTATAGTAACCCAGCCGTTAGAGCCATCTGTTCCGGAAAGGTTATTTTCATCATAAGCAACACCTTTCTTCCCACCAATGCCACCATTACCATAGTTGGTTCCGTCGCTTCCGTTCTTTGCACCATGTTCTTCCGAATACGCTGCAGTAGCCCCACCACCACCTTGAGCTACCCAACCAAAAGCGCTGCTGCTTCCACCGTTGCCACCAGCATTACCGTAACCAGCTCCATAATGCACAGCACCACCTTTGCCACCAGCTCCCACAGTTACAGGGAAACTATCACCTTCGGTCAAATCCATCTCAAAACTGTAAAAACCACCACGACCACCTGTGCCACCTGAACTTTGCTTATCACTTGCTTTTCTGGCTACACCACTGCCGCCACCACCGCCACCAGCTACTTCTATTGTATAACGGCCATCTTTCGGGACTGTATACGTATAATTGCCAGGCGCCGTGTAAACAGTACTCTCAACCAAATCCATAGTTACCTCATCTTCAAAATAAGCATGAGTAATTTCAAAATCGCCAAACTTCCAATCATCTTCGCTATATCTAGCCAGTTGTTTTACCGGATAATTCCCGCTTGTGATATATATAACATCTGCTGACTGAGCAAATCTCAATTTTTCCAAATCAGCTTCTGTAAAAGGCGTTACTATTTCTATCCCTAAATACTTCCCATTTCTGTGGATCCGAATATACTGATCGCCTATTTCAAGCAGATAATTAATATCATCAGTAAAATTAAATCCAGCCAGAATACACCTTTTATCAGCATATTTGGTAGCAATGCAGTAAACCGTACCACTACGACGATACGCAGGACCATAAGGACGAATATAACAATTTTCAGCAGTCAAAAGAGCATATTGATATTTATCCAAATCGACACGATTAGCAACAGCATTAGATATCTCACCTGCAGTAAATGCAGGCTGCAGTACATAAAAAGGATTCGGTCCGCTTCCTCTAGCCATAATATCACATCCTCGCAGCGAAATAATTGTCAGGGTAATCCAGCTTATCCTGACGTTCAGCTGCTGTGGTATATTTTGCTCTGCTTAATGCAGCCTGTGCCAGCTGATACTGTGTTTGTTGGATAGTTCCATTACCATTTAACTGCAAGCAAATATTAAAGGCCAGCATTCTTGCCAGCGCCTCTGTAAAATCCGAGCTAAAAAGTTCTGCATTTTCTGCATCATAAGTATACTCTAAATATGCCTGATATACGTTGCAGCCGATAGCCTGCGTATTGTCGTTAACCAAGAACAAATCATACTTGTCCCTCTCTAAACTGCTTACATTTTCTTTTTCATTAAATATGCGCCTTGCACATACACATTTCTCTGGATATGCATACACATACTTCCAATCAGGATTTAAAGCATCCAGTTCTGCAAGTCTGATAATCCTCTTAGCAAATCCCCAACTGTATTCTCGCAATAGTTCTTTTCTGCTATGGTCATAAAACAACTTACACTGCCTTGCAAGTTCGTTATTCTCATCAATAGAAGAAATGCGGCCTTTGGCTAAATAAGCCAAGGCCATATTACAAATATCTGTATTATTCATCACGGAAACACCTCCATGTTATTTTCCTCTTTATTAAAATAGGGACGCCTTTAAGACGTCCCTAAGTGCTTGTACATAGCCGTCACATGACTATATAGGTGTTATTTAATATTTTCTCTAATAAGCCTGATTAAATCTTGTTTGCTGGCATTTACCGGATATTTAATATCAGCATTATAGAGCTTAACTCTCAATTCATTGGCTGACATATCTTCAAGCCTTCTGCCAGGTATAACCGTCTTGCCGTTACTATATAAAATCATTTAAAATCAACATCCACAGCAAGAGCTGCAACAATTTTAGCAGCCGTTGCATTAGTAGGAGTACTGGATTCACTGGCCTTAATGCGCAGATATTTTTTTACTCCCAAAGGCACCTTAGCTCTCACAGGTGCCTTTTCGTCAAGTGTAAAACTTCCCAGTGCTACAGCCTCGCTGAACTCCTCATCATCAGCAGTCTCCAATGTCAAAGCAACGCTGCCGCTTTCAAGCTTCGGCCCTACATAAAGCCACATCGGATTAATGCTGTCACCGCCACCCATAGCGATAACATCACCGAGAACACCATCAACTAATTCTGCAGCAGGTTTCTCAAAGAAAATATTTTCCTTGTCTAATCTCATTATTCTTCACTCCTTATGCTTCAATTTTAGCTTCGTCTTCACGAATGCAGTCAAGTTTACGCACACGCATGCCATCTACATTTAATACTTTAATGCCATTAGCCAGCGTTTCCATCTCAACATGGACATTATTTTTATCGATCAAGCACAACTTGAACAGCGTATACATGCTGCGAGAGCAGTACATCATAACACTGTCAGGGTTTCTCAGTCGGTCATGGACCCGAATAACATTTTCAATAATCTTCTGTTTTTGAGCAGAAGTTGCAGATGCAAACTGTGCTGCATCAATATTACGAATAGCTCCGACAGCTCTGTAATCGCGAATAGTCAGCCCTACATTCCAGGTCCATTTCGTAATCATTGCTTCAAATTCAGTTCCATCATCTGCCATGGTAGTTTGTTGTCCCAGATCTTCTTTTTTCAGACCAGCGCTGCCATTTTTAGGGAACACGCCAGAACAGGTACGCTCACCCCAGTTTACGAAGTAAATAGAGGTATTCTTAGAACCACCGCCAGCATTAAGAGTAGTATAACCCTCAGCTGTCGGATCATCACCATTGCCAAAATAACGATGTCTGATATCGAATCCGTTAAATTCATCCGGAACCTCGCTAAGTCCGCCATAAATAACATCTTTAGCAATACGGTCGCCAAAGCCAGCTACAAATGCTAAATCTTCACTGTAGCGAAAAGCAGCAGGGTCATTCTGCAAACGCAAAAGCTCTACGTCCATCTTATTACGGTTTTCGTATAAAGTAGTCGTATCGTTGATTTGCTTTACCCCACTCTTTTTATAAGGAACACCGGTATTAATACGGCGGATAGAAGGTTCAGGAACTTTTGTACGCTGAGTAGTCACGATGCCAGTAGGAAGATTTCCTTCCATAAAGGTCATTTCTTCTAAAATTGGATTGGATTGAGATAAGACTTCAATGATATCATCTACATTCCCAGATGGATCGAGTCTACCTCTCCAGTCAGCCAAAGTATAAGCTAGTTGATTTAAAACTGCCATTATTCATTCATCCTCTCTTATTTTAATTTAGTAAAATCTGTTTTGTCATAGAATTTTTCAAGACTATTCCTCTGTGCAACAGGAGCACCAACACCTTTGCCAGGATCGCTTTCCAACAGCCTTCCGAGCATAGAAAAAGCGCGGATAACTTCAATTCTGTTACCTGCGCCTGTTTCGTTTAATGCCTGTCTGATACCCGGAACAGCTTTCTCTACATGTTCCACCGCAAGACCGCAAAGATTGATTGTACTATCAAACTCTGTTCCGAGCTCTTTTTTTGCCGTCTCGCCCCAGTTTTGGATTTCTGCATTTCGCTGTTCGATAACAGCGGTCATAGCAGCTTCTGCAATACCCTTCCCCCACTCACCGCCATACTTAACGATAGCGTTCGCCTGCTCGTTGTTAAGTCCCATATCCTTAATAACCTCTACAAACTTATCGCTTTCTTCCTGGCTGAACTCAAAATCCCCCATAGCGGAAACAGTTTCTTTAAAGTCATAAGCGATCTGTTCAGCGTTTTCCTGAGATTGGGTTTCTGCTTTACCCCCAAGAAGGGTATCCTGAGATTGTGTTTCATGCTGTGTGTCCTCTTGCTGCTCAACTGTTTCTGTGCCCTGCGTGTTATCGTTGGCACTTGTGTTGATTTCATCTTCCATTATTCATCGTCTCCTTCCAATTGTTCGGCAACTATTTTCTGTGCCTTGATTTGAGTATTTATATATTCAAGCTCAGCTTTTTGTTTGAGCTTTACTCCAGTGATACCAAGATTTTGAATATCGTTTAGGATCAATAAACCAACTTTTCGCATGCCCTCGTTATAAAAGGTCTGCGAATTACCAGTGAAGTTATCCGCATTAACTTTTGTTTTGTCCAGCAACCGCATTAAAAACCAGCGTCCGCTTTCGCTATTTAAGATGGTCAGCAGCGCATCTTGATCGCGTTTTTGAAGTTCTCTATAGAAAAACTCCTGCAATTTTGCTTGCCTGCTGTTTTGGTCTGTAATCGACTTATACACCACCTGCACCACCTCCCATACCAAGCCAAGCTGCCATTGCCGGATTTCCGTCATTTGCAGCCTCAGTCATGTTTTTTGCAGCCTGCGCTGCCGGTGCTGCTGCCTGCATAAGAGCCATTGCTTCCTGTGCCTGCTGCTGCTCTTGTAACGCCTGCTGCTCCTGCTCAATGAGCTTTTTAACGTCATCATCACTACGTTGCATAGCGGCAGGAGCGCCAAGCATTTCAAAATATTTGGACAAAGTTCCAATAGGATCAACTTTTTTTAGCACCTCTGGCCAAGCCTGCGCCATCTGCAGCGTAGTAGCAAGAGCCTGCTCAATATTAACAAGCCCACTCATTTTCTGTGCCTGTGCCAGCGGAGAAATATACTCAATTTTGATATCCTCATTACTTATGCGGTCCTGAATTTCAGGCGGTATCGGAGGGAAAGCTCCTGCTCTTTCAAGGATGTTATATATCCTTACAATGATTGGCGTTAGAAACTCATCCTGCAGACGTTCCACCACAGGACCAAGTTGTTGTAATTTTTCCTGTGTGCGCTCCATAACCTCACGTGCTGTCATCTGCCCGTTATCTACACTATCCAGCATCAAGAACAAATCTGCACTATAATGCCTTTTGATTGCATCCTCCGTGCGAATGATCTCCTGTGAAGCATGGTCAATATCTAAATTGATCTGGAATAGCGGCTGAACAAACTGCTGTGTCTGATCGTCTACAGCGGTCATTCCTCCAGGGATAAGATTGATACCACCATTGTTCAGCAGCGAAGCCGGGCCTTTCATCGGTGGCTTAACTCCAAGTTCAATGGCTGTCAGCAAGTCTTTTTTCATCATTTGAAGAGACTTACTGTCACCTTCGGCGAACCACCCTGGTCCTTTGGCATACGGCTCAAGACCATTGACGAGATACCTTGCAACTGGTATAGCCCATTCTTCGAATCCACCTACATATAGAAATTCATTATCCTGTGACTTATCAAGCCAATAAACTGACCTATAAGGCATATTCAACCTATCCATATATCCTGGAAGCCGTTTGTCATTTGGTTCTACAAGCCAATTTACAGTATGTTTTTTATCAAGTCCGGTGCCATTGGCTACCTGCTGCTGCAGATGTTGCGGCAAACTTTCACTGCCGAAACAATCTACAATCTGTGATAATGTCATTTCATACTTGCGTGCGAATGTCTGTACTTTTCCAAACCCATCTACACCAAGCGCATAAGTCCCTATAGTCATAGGAACGCATCTAATGCCTGTATTTGGGTCATAAAAAATTGCCATTGGGCATTGTCCAAATGGCAATTCAAGATATACTGAATGTATGCTGTTATAAAAATTACTTTTTGAAAGCACCGCGGCTACAATTTCCTGCCTTATGTCCAGTACTCTTGTAGCTTCAATATCGCCACTCATAGCGCTATTGCTAAAGCCTAATTTGAACCACTGGCGACTAGGCGGAGTTAAACCACTCATTACGCCTGCAGCAAATATTTGTGCAGCCAGCCATGCAACCCCCTGGGCTATTTTCAAATCACGTCTGCGGGCAGGATTAGTTTTGTCAGCCGTATTATCAAATTCACCTATAAACGGCAGCTGATAATCTCTAATCTCTTTCCAACGGATTTCATAATCAAGCCGTTTTTCATAAAGATCTCGCATCTTTCTAACTAATTTTCTTTTTTCTGGCCAGTGGCTTTTTAAAGATGGTCCGTCTGACGGGTGCGTTTCCGCAGGCGCTCGTGCCGCAATTGTTTCAATTTCTTTCTGCTTTACTTTAGCTTTAGCCATTTTCAAACTCCTAACCTAAAGTTTTTCTTCCAGAACTGCTGCCTGCAATAGTATTACGATCAGTAGACACTTGAGTGGAAGCAAACCCGCGCCTTTTATTTTTCTTTGCCGGATCTGTTTCTGTTCCAGTCTCTGTACTGGTCACTGTCGTAGGAGCCGGAGGCGTTTCAACAACCTCAGGCATTCTAATACTGCCACCACCAAATACTTTCTTGAAAATTCCCATTGTTATCGCTCCTTAAAATATCGAATATTCTGTATTACACATCATCTTACGTCCATACCCAGGATCACCCGGTTTTAACCTTGGATAAACAGGCCTTGCAAAAGTCAGAGCAAGACCATCTGCAAGATCGGGGCTTTTACCAATCTTTTCCTTAATTTCTTCTTTAGGCTGTAAGATGATTTTGCCACGTTTACTAAACTTGTACTCTACGATACTAAGTTCGCTTTTTAATTCCGGCATATCAGGTATAGCGCCGCCAGACTTGAGCCATTCAAGCATCTTAAAATACATCTCAGCACGTATATTTTCAAAACGCTGTTCATGCAGTGCGTTGCCCTGAAAGTAGACTTCACTGATATTGTTGTACCCCAACTGCCTAATGCGATCTATAACTCCAGCACCCATGACTCCAGCGTCAATAAAAGTCATATCGGCCTTATATCTGATTATCGCATCAATAACTCTTGCCGCCATATCCATAGTGTCCAGACCTTTGTAAACTAAAGGCTCATCTACCCATAGTCCCTGTCTCTTAAAAATAGTAGATCTGTCATCACCATATCTGGCTATATCAACGCCAAGAATAACTGGAGCTCCCTGCACGTCTTTTTCTTGAAGCAATCTGTGTGCTGCCTCTGTAACTAAATCAATAGGGATGACGACATTACTAGCCGATGCAGTAAAATCACAATAAAGCTCCTGACGTATTTCTATATCCGTCATATCTTCCATCATCGACTTAAGCTCTGCTTCATCCAACACACCGCTTTCATCAGCTCTATAAAGGCAGGTAAACCATTCTTCGCTGCGTTGCGCTCTTTGGTATATCTCATAGAACTGATTCTGCCCTTTAGGTGTTCCGATAAAATAAGCGAAGCCCTTGCGGTCAGCTAACGCCGGCCGTATTACTTCGCCCCATAGTTCAGGCTTTATTTGAGCATATTCGTCAAGCACAACGCCGTCCCAGTAAGTACCGCGCAACGCATCAGGCTTATCCGCGCCTATAATATATATCCTTGCCCCAACAGCATTTTTATGCTTTGACGGCAGTTCTATAAACAGATCGCTTTCATTTACCTTTCTACCGGGAATCGCGCTTGTGTAATACTTCAAATAGTTCCATGCAATCATCTTAGCCTGATTCCTAAACGGCGCTACATATGCGAACTGAGGGCTTATAAGCGTATTTTTGATAGCACTCTTAGTCAGCTCATTTATCATTCCTACAGTCTTACCATAACGTCTGTGGGCTACTATAACGGCGAAACGATATTTATCAAGGGCAGGATGAATTATGTCTTTCCAAAGAGGTCTTGGTTTGTATGGTATAGTTATTACTTTCAACCATCATCACCAGCCCAACGAAAAGTAATTGGTTCACCATCTTTACCACTAACCTCGCGCTTCTCTACAAATGCTGCTATCGATTTACCATATAGCTCAGATGCTTTAAGCCTATTATTCATGCGCTCTTCTTTATCGTCTATAACTTCTAACCAGAACTTTCTTAATTTGCTAAGTTCATCTATGATATTCTTCTGTTCATCTGCAATTTTTTCTTCAGTAACCGTTTGAAGTTCCGTTACCCTGTCAACAATGTGCTGCTTTGTTAACAGTCTTGACGCAGCCTGCCTTGCGCTTTTTGCTGAATACCCTGCATCAATGGCTGCCTGTTCCTGTGTTTTACCACCTACAGCCATAAGCCTACAAAACTTCTCCTGTCTTGGATCTTTTAGCGCAGCCATCTGTTATCACCACCTTTGTAAATAAAAAAGCACCTAACCGAAGTTAAGTGCCTTTATATTAAGTTATATGCTAAATTCTGATATATATTACCGTGTTTTATCGGCTTTTTAAGACTAAATTATTTGTGTAAGTTAAGTGGCTATTATTAAGTTATCGATACCACTGAAGTTTGATTTGCATCTTCTATAAAGCGATCCGCGCTCTCTTCCTTTTCTAATTCTACCCACTCGGCAACGGCAAAATCACCATCGCCAGGTACTACTATCAGTGCATCTTGAGGCATTTCCTTGAGCTTTTCTATTAGTTCTTTTACTAACATTTAATCACACTCCAATAAATAAGCCGCTGTATTACCCCAACGGCAGGGCTGGCAGTTGCCGGATTACCCAAACAACACACGCACCTTTAAGCGTGGATAGGTGTTCCCCATCTATGCCGTACCCGTGGCAGGGCTCGAACCTGCGACCACTGATTAAAAGTCAATCGCTCTTGCCATCTGAGCTACACGGGCAGTGTCCAAGTGCTAAACTTGAACATTTCACCTTTGCATGTTATCCCGTTACTAGGCTTCCATGCGATGTTTTGACACTACCAATGCGACTGCTGCTAGCCGCACGGTAGGGGCTATGGGTAGTTATCCGCATCATTCATACGATAAATTGCAGCTATCATATGCCATCATACGGCGAACGCCATAGCCAAATATATGCACATACGGTTTATCACTTGCTCGGATAGTGAGCGGATTACTGCGTCTGGCTTTATTGTAAGCCCACTTACTTACAATACTATTTTAACTCATTAAAACAGGTAATATGTCGGAAACTTTTTTATTTTATCAAACCTTTTTTCAATGCCAAACCAACAGCATCTCGGAGAAACTCCTTACGAAATTCATAACAGGTATCTCTATTTACGCCGGTTAATTCTGCAATTATTTTCATCGGCTTCCTTTTTTCATATTTTTGATACATAACTTTACCAGTAAGCTGATTCTCATGTATCTTATAGGTTTCTGCGACAACTTCAAGCCATAGCTCCGGGTTCATTATTATCGACTGATATGGTCCATATCCAAACGATATCATACGTACTGGCTCAATGTTTTTTAATGCTGCTGTTTCTGTTGGATTACTAATAAAAGCATGACCCCCACCGCCCGTATGCCCTTTCCTTGCAGTACGTTGCTCTTTTTCTTCATCAACAACTTTTTGTATTTGCTTACGATCCCAAAAGTACCGCTCTACATGCTTAATATACTGTTCTATTAGCATATCAGTCTCCTTCTAGCTTTTCTTTTTTAATCGCCTAAATAATGCTCCAAAAGGATTTATGCTGTCTTCTACGAGTTGGTTCAAAATAGCCTCCTTAAACTCTTCGTGTTTATGTTCTTGTTCGCCCTCAACAACCCAATATTCTTGCACCCATTCTCTCGTACCGTCTGCACTTTCAAGCAAATATAAGATACCTTTAGAATCTAGTTTGACACCAAGTACTTTACATTCTCCCTTAGGCACATGCACATTATCCCCTATATTAAACTTGCTCTCTATTGTTAATAACATTTGTATCGCCCTTCTTATCTGATAGATTTATTGTAAAAATACTAAACCTTCTTAAAACTAATATAAACAAAAACGTTAATATCCAATGTTCATATACAAATTCAAATATCCATTTTATTAGATCAGGATAATTCATGTCTTCACTCCTTAATCATCACATATAGCTTGACCGCAGTATTTGCAGTAGTGAGCATCATCATCTACCTCACGTCCGCATACAGGACATGCCCAGCCTTTAGGTATTTGTTGTGGGAAAGGACAGTTTGGTATAAAATGCTCTTCGACTACCAAATTTACTTCTTGTGGTAGTTGCTTTTGAGCAGCTGTCAATAAAGTTATATAAGCCTCTCTTTTCTTATTCACAGGCATTTTCCAAACGATTGGTTTTAATAAAGCTATTGCTCTTTCTATCTTTAGTATGTTCATTCGGTTTCACCGTCCATAATAGCCCCGCAATTCCAGCAATATTTCTGCTCTTCCTCGGGTATAAAGTCAAAGTGGCTATCGGTTGCAGCAGATTCACCACATACGGTACAGCAGCCATTTTTCCAACATCCTTGCTCACGTTCCTCTACTGCAGGAAAGGTTATTACAACACCAACGACTTTCATTAAACCTGTTTTCTGTCCTAGAAAATATTCATCATTGCCTGGATATATTTCATTTCCCATTCTCTCTAAATATTCCACTAAAGCATCTTTATCTATCAATTCCATATTATTCACCGCTCCTTTAGTAGCTCAAATCATCATAGATATTGCCGATAACTTTTGCATAAGGTTTCCCACCATGGTTTAAATAATAAATGTCACCATAATATTTAACTGGTTTTTCAATTTCCGCTAAGTAGAAAGCTCCCTGTGCATAAGCTACCTGCATACATGGTGGTATCCAATCGTCCATACAGACGATATCGCCTTCAAATATCTTGTTGCCGTTCTTATCACCAAACCCAGTACACTGACCAACAGTTTCAGGGTCAACTTCATGCATAACCGCTTCTGAAAAATCACCAAACTGATAATTTGAATAACTAATAATAAACGCTTTTTCTTTTAAAGGGTCGTCCTGTTGTTGTACAAGTGCCCCATATACCCAACTTTTAGTGATACTGTCTTTACCTCTAAATAATATTTCACGCATTTTTCTTCACCTTCTTGTGTCAAAATATCCAAAAACAGCTATAAAAACTACGGTCAATATAGCCATTAATACCATTGATAAATTCGGTCCTATTTCATACATTTTTTATGCCGCCTTGTCTGTAAACACATATTTTATGATTGGTCATTTCAACCATCCTACGAGAAATTTTATTCCAAATAATATAAGTGTTATAGCCCCTGTAGTGTAAGTAATGACATATAAGCGGCTATGTCTGTCACTGCTGTCAGTCAGAAGTACCAATATAGACCAAAGAGCTGACGCTATAGTCACAGTAATAGATGCTGTAACGACACAATTCATTAGTAAATAAATAACATCCATGATATTCATTGTTCTTTACACTCCTTGATCTCAATTAATGGGCAATATGTATGTCTACCGCTTTCTAAAACCTTAAAATTCTCTCGTACGCCCTCGATATCTATACAAAGAATATTAGGCACTAATGCTTTGCCATCAACTTGACAATACTGCCCACTTTCATCTATAAAAGGACACTTTAAGCAATTCTCAGGCATATCCATTTCTTTAATTGCTATCATATTTTTTTAGCTCCGTTCTGTCAGCCCAAGTAATCCTACGCGATTTAAACTTAGTTGGCATAGACATAACAGTAAGCTGAATACAGTTACTACATTTTGGGTTTTCGCTCAACTCACTGGCCTTTCTATTATTAATGCACAAATAACAATAGTCTAAGTATTTCATTTTTTACTCCTACATTCTTACCCAACGGTTTTTGTTCTTAGATATAAATTCAGAAGGTCTACCAAAACTGTATTTCTCATTAGGCTTACAGTTACCACAAATAAAACTTCCTAGGCATTTGCACTCATGGCACCATCCTACGTACTTGATTTCAAGATTTTTCATAATTTACACCGTCTTTCTACATTCGTCACACAAATAGTCAAACTTTCCCAAAGTACCTTCCGTATACTCACTATCAACGTCGATACGCCTTCCGCACTTGCAGCACTCACAAAACCACCCGTTTTCAAAGTAGACCTTTAACGGAAGATTATTGATACTGCCGTATTCGTCCGCCCACGGTAATCGGCTAACGTTGGCATCTAAAAAATCAATATCCAATTCGCTAGCCCCTTCTCGTTTTGCTTGACCTCTTGTTTTCCGTATACAATAACGGCGTATTCATCACCGTCACGCTCCTTACAGCAATACGCTTTCATCTACTCCACCGCCTTAGTCGCAGACATATTTTTTATTAACATACGCTTTGATATCTGCAGGATCAAATGCTCTGTCACATTTTGGGCAGCAGGGCAACATAGCATTATTACCCCGACCCATATTCTTTTCCATTTCTTTAAGTGCTACTCTGTATGGTTTATAGCTGTGGGCTATTTTCCAAAACCGTCTAGCACTTTCCATGTATCTACCCCATTCACAGTTTTGCCGTTTTTCAAAAATTGCGACCATGAGCATTGCTGCAAACGGATCTATAACTGCACCGCATCGGTCACAAAATATGAGATGACTTTCTTCATCTATGCAAAGTTGTGGTTTGACATAATCAACACCATATTTATTATTTTCATAACATTTGCAGGCCGAAAAAAACTTCTTTTTTGATACCATGCCTACAAGACTTCTAATTTTCTCCACTACTCCACCACCTTAAACTTCTCTAAAATCAATATCAGGGTAACGATATAGCAGCATCTTCTTTTTGATCAGATACACCTGCGTCCGCATCCCTTTCGTGTCGACGTAATATATATGCCCATTAGCTTCTGTTACCTTGAAATCAGCTCGATAAATAATCGGCCTTATCTTTTTACCTGCAACCTCATAACCAGGCTGTAAAACAAATTCAGGCTGTAATTCAATGCTTTTTACTGCACCGGTACGCTGCTGCCAAAGTAAGTCCTCATAGTATTTTGCTTCTTTCCTACTATCAAAGCGAATCCCGTCAACCTCAGTTATTGCATTACCATATTTCAGCACAGGTACAGCCCCAGGTAAATTCGCCGGCGCCGTTACGCTATCAGAACGAATTTTACTTACAAGGTGTGCCGGCAGTTCATTCCACGTCGTCATTTATTACTACCGCCGATAACATAATTTCTAGAGCTTTCTTCTCTCGCCTTAACCGGGCATTTTTACCGCCGAGCTGACTATTTTTCCGACGCAGATGTTTGAGTTCCGTCAGTATCTGCATAAGTACTGGTTTCAATACCGGTACATACTGATCGCCTGGTTCTTTTTCGATTAACGCCATCATAATTTTTATATTTATTGGTTTCACTATTTCCAACTCCTTATATTTAAAAGGCCGCCCCCTACGGGCTAATCACCTCCGCAGGGGTATACTTCCCTTTATACTTGTATATAGTTAGTATGCGCGGCCGTTTTAACTTATCTCCAGATCTGCCACTCTACAAAAACCTCAGCTAAAGCACAACCGAGCTGCCATAGGAAACCTGCAGCAAAGATAAATAATAATGTGTATACTGTTTCACGCTTAGTCATTGTGCTTCAGTCCCTTCATAACTTATACTAATATCTTCCAAAAGTCTCAAATTCTTGAAGTTTTTAATTATCTCCCGCGCCTTCACGGCCCGCAGATCGTCGGACCACATCAAGCAGCTCGGGCAAATATGCACCTCAAAATATCGGCCTCTGGTTACGTGACTACCCGCCGTTGTATCCTTATGGCATATATCGCAATTCATGATCTCACCTCAAAACGGTTCTGACTTATTAGTGTTCAGCTTGTCAAAATATTCTTCGCCTAAAATCTGTAGTTCTGCCATATCTGCAGCAAGGTTATATATTTTTGCATGCTTATTATTTCCATGTGTATCGGAAACCTTAGCTCTAAATTCGGCAATAGTCCCTAAGAAACAACCACAAGACACTGTTATACCTTTGTCTTTATTTTTGAAAAATGTCGTAAAACTAAATCTACTACCAATGCGACCGATCAATAAATAGTCAGCGTTGCCGTACACCTCAGCGTCGCCGCACACCCTAGCGTTGCCGTACACCCAAGCGTTGCC